AAGTTATACAAGGGTTGTTTTATGCTTGATTTACATATCTTATCCATTATGTCGTAATATATGTATATATTATACTAATTACAAATAAACAAATTGGTGACTATCTATATGTTGTCGACATATAAAACATTCGTCAAGATTGGTGGACATATCAAAACAAGTTTGACAACAACAAATATGATTACAAGGCGAAAACAACACATTTTTTCTATTATTTAAACAGATGGAACACCTTAGTTCGTCTACTGGAATCACTGGTTCTTTGCGAATATAAAACATTAAACTATTATTTTGTATTTTTTTATGGAACATTTCTGCAATTGTTAAATTAGATGGAGTAAAAGGAGCACCATTTTCCCCTACGTAATTTCCGTTTTCGATTTGACATGTTTCAACTAATTTAAAATCTGTAAAATCATATTTATGATGTATGTAACTAGTCATTATATTAATAAATTCTTTTAATGACCAAGATGTATCTATGCGAATATTACCAGTTATCTCAGTCCAAGCAATTTTATATGGTAAATCATAATAACTATAAATTATTGGTGACATTTTAGTTTATGTTATATATTATCAATATAACATAAAATCAATTTATTTAAATAAAAAATAAGTTATAGAATGTCAAATAGGCTATTCCTATTTCAAAAACAACATCATATGCTAAAATCAAAAAAGTATTAAAATAATTAGTAGGTCGCTTATAATATTCTTGTTTATCGTTTAAAGCATGAACTTCTACTGATCTAAAATTAAAATACCATACAGAAAGAGTCCATACTGAACTAATATAAATCATAGATAAAAACATGTACATTTGGCGATAAAAGTGCTGAGGATACGCTTTCAAACAATTAATATTATATAATGTCATTGAACTTATTAATAATACAGAACTTAGTGTATTAATTTGACGCTTAGAGGCAGCAACATAATTTTTTTTAATATAAATATTAAACACGATAGTTAAAAGTAGCAAATGTAATAAAATAAAATATTTTGGGATGAATATTCTATCACCAAAGTATAATCCTAAGGTAGTAACAAATCCACCTTCTTGAGCTCCCTGTAAACAAACACTTATATATCTTGGTAACAAGTAAGACGCATCATTAAAATGAAAATACATTGATTTTATAACTCGTGTTCCACTTATATGTAGTAAGAACTCAACTAATGACCATATAATTGTTGATTTTAACATTATTTCTAGACAATATGATGAATTATCTGTTATATATTCCTCTATCCCTAGTACAATCGGAAACATACAATATATTATTTTGGTATTTGCATCTGTCGCAAAATCACCAAAGCGTAATATATAATATTTGTTATTTGATAAGAGCATATATATATATTAAACAAATAGTTTTTAATACTTATAAATATTTATATTTACATATATATATATATACAATGGTGGAGAATAGAGGGCTTAAAAATATACTACTTCATATATTAAGAACATCCAACAATGAAACCAAGAATCCAAAAATAAAACGCTTAATAATGTTTTATCTTGATAATTCTGACCATACAATAAATGATAAATTACAAAATACTACAATGTTATTAGCATCTGCTCAAGCAGGTAACCTAGATATTTTAGAGCATTTAATGAATCTAAATGCTAGTGCGGATTGGGAGTCATTGTTAAAGTTTGCTAGAGGAGGTCTTAGAAGGGAAGAAGAAAAACAAAACGTCAGATTAAATATGTTAAATAGTGAACTAGATTCGTTGAATGCTCAATTTATTGATAATGAAGGAGATTTTTTGGACCAGCACGGAGACGACGAAGATGAAGATAACGAGTTTGCTGGTTTAATGTATGATGATTATGTAAAACTTATAAATGAAGAGATAAGAGAAAAAACCGACGAAATAGAGTACATACAACAGATTTTACAAAAACACAGGGATACCATTAGGTACATTGAAGAACAAATACGTAAAGAGACCAAAGATGCTAAAGGAGTGGTTATAATGGCCTCAAATAAAGGAAAATTACCTCCTGAAATGGTGCACGAAATAATGGGAAATTTAACTACTGATAAAGAAAAGAAAAGGTCTTTAATGAATGAATATTCAAAAAGAGTAACCAAAAAAAGAAGGGGTGGTGAAAGAAGAACAAAGAGGAGGTCAAAAAAGACAAAAAAAATGCGTAGAAAGAAATAAATAATTATTATTCATAAATGATAATTATTTATACATACTATATTGGAATACTTAATGCTTCTTTTTAGTTTTATTTTTACCCCCTTTTGATAAGGATTTCCTTTTTGCTGTCAAAGTGTTTCGAACATTTTGTTTAAAATCATTAGTGGAACTCCTCAATCGTTCTAAATAAGGGTCAACTTTCATCTCATTTTTAATATCTTCGAGTGAAATAGTTAGGGTTAATGGTTCATCTTTGCGATAACCTGTTTTTTTATTATTTTTACCAGACCCACCTGATATACGCATCCATCCTCCTGTGTCTTCGTTCCATTCCCATCCAGCCGCATATCTTGCGTCAACTTCATCTTGGGGTATATTTTGGTCTTCTAATCTAGTTCTTTGTATTGGTCGTGGTCTAACGTGTCTTGGTTGTCTTTGTTGTCTTCTTTCGTCTCTTTCTTGTCTCCATGCAGTTGCTGGACTTATAATATTAACAGGACTAAAAGAACGATTTAACATGGTAATTATTTCATCATTACCATTAAATCTAGCCAAATCTAATGCCGAGTTACCATTTCTATCTCGTACTCTTGTATCAACGCCATGATCTAATAACATTCTAACCATATCCGGATCATTATTAAGCACGGCTATAATAAGTGGAGGCATCATTTCATCATCTCTATGATGATATTCAAGATTATTTGAATGATTATTTGATGGTGAATTACTAGCACTACGACCACCTTTGCGACTTCTTTTATGATGTCGTTTTTTATATCTTTTGGTATTCCTATGTTTCGTCATAATATATACGTATATAAAAATATTTTATAACTAGATAGATGATATTCATATTATATGTGATATAATATGAAATATAAGTTATATTAGACTAAAAGTCAGTTTACTTAATTGGAGTAGGCAAGACCACCCATACCACTCATGATACGAAGAACGTTGTAGTTAGTGGCGTAGACACGGACCTTGGCAGTGCGAGTTCCCTCAACGGTAGCGTTGGAAAGAACAAGTTGTAAGGTGGCGTTATCAATACGGGAGAAGTTGCAGGTTCCGGATGGTTGATGTTCCTCAGGGCGAAGAGCGAATGAGTAAACATTGATACCACTGTCAGGAGTGCGAGTGTGGGATTGGAAGGGTTGGACAAGGTCGAAGTAAGTTCCTTCACGCTCAGAGAAGCGGTCTTGTCCGTTGAGTTGAAGCTTGGCAACAACGACAGGGTTTTGTCCCCAGCAATGCATGTCAAGGGAAGTCTCGGTGAGCACAAAGGTTCCGGCGTCAGAGACGGAGGAGTTGGTGTTGTGGTCAGTAGCAGGGGCACCATTGTATTGGTTGAGGCTGGTAAGACCAAGAGAAGCAAGGACAGAAGCTTGGTTAGCAGCGTCAGTGGGGTTCATGGCAAGAGCAGGTCCTCCCATGTTGGTCTCGTTGTAGGCGTTGTCGTAAGCGCCACCGTGCCAGTATCCAGTGAAGTTGGTATCGGTCTCAGCATCAAGGGCACCAGCGTCTTGGAATAAGCCGCGAGCATCGATGAAAGCATTTTGTCCAGCAGTAGCCTCAGGTCCTCCGAAAGCATGGACAGCGTTGGGAAGAGCATCGACGGCGTCGGTGTAGTTGAAAGGTTGGGCACCAAGAAGCTTGAAGAGGGTGGCATCACATAAGAGGGATGAGCAGTAATCAACATTGGCATCAGGTTGGACAACCCAGATGAGCTCCTTCACAGGGTGATTGAAGTTGAGCTTGATCTTGTTGGAGGAGGAACCGACAGATTCGTCTCCAGTGAATTGAAGTTGAGTAATCAAATACTCGTGGGGGTTTTGTGCGAATCTGCGACGCTCGTCGGTGTCAAGGAAGACATAATCGACATAGAGGGAAGCAGCGACAAGAGATTGGTTGTAGGCAATGGTAGCAGCCACGGAGGAACCAACATTCATTTGTCCAGTAGAAGCGTTGGGCTTAGCACCGGTGTTACAGCTGAGGCTGGTGACAGCCCACAAGCACTCATCAATGGGGCGAAGATCAAGGTTGATCTTGACCTCGTGGTATTGAAGAGCAATCAAAGGAAGAGCAAGTCCAGGGTTGGTACAAAACCAGAATTGAAGAGGAATATAAAGAGTAGTCTCAGGAAGGGCGTTGCGAGGAGCACACACTTGGCGAGGGGCGGTGGAGCCCCAGGGTCCACCGCC